TCCTTTGTGTCCAATCAAAACTTGGTTTGGTGGGAAGTAAGGATCACGATAAACTTGGTAACGTCCTGCAAGAGTACCTACTCTTTCAATACCCATGTTATACTGATCTTGCTCAGGAGATGCGTTAGATACGTGGAAGTATTCTAAATCATCAAAGATTGCAGAAACCTCAGAAGAAACAACAATCCAGTTAGCTCCACCTCTCAAAGTTGATTTGTGGATTTGTGCTGACAATTGGTTAATTGCTGTAATCAAAGTTTGATTCCAATCTTTTTGAGTATAAGATGTTGTTTGAGAAATTCTTCTCCATCCGTTGTAATCCCAACGTAGGTTCCAAGCCGCTCCACTTCTTAAATCACGAAGTATTTCACGGTCAATCTCAGCTGCAACTTGCTCAGATAACAATGCAGTTAACTCAGCTTCAGCGTCGATGTTATGGAATGCTGCAACGTCTTGAGCTAACTCAGGAGACCATTGTGCTCTTAATTTTCTTTCTGTAACAGATACAGTAACTGAATCTAAGTCGAAAGAAACCTCACCGATTTGATCTGCAAATTCTAATTGTTCATATCGTCTAAATACTGAAACAAAAGAAGTACCAGATGCTCCTGAATAAATAGTAGTACCTGTGTAACCATCTAAAGATGTTGAATCACAAGTAGCACATATAGGACAAGATAAATCAACTTCTAAGTAGATACACCCATCTGCAGAACAGATATTTCTGAATGAACCACCATTTCCATCAGCTGGATATGTTGTTTGTGTTGTGTTACCGTATTGTACAATACCTTTACCATATTGTTGAGTAACAACTCTGAACAACAATGGAACTGATACACCACCTGAACTAATAACATTACATGGAGTAGATGACGCAGAAAAAGCAGTTAAATCAGCATAAATTTTAAGACTTGCTAAGAAAGTCTCAGAGTCCATTTCATTTCCATCAGGTCCGATTAATTTACCAGCTCCTGTGTCAGCGAAACCACACATTTTAAGGATTAATTTTCTTTGGTTACCAGCTGCGATTTGAACACCATTTGCTGGTACACCACCATTAACAGTTGCGTCAACTAATCCCCCGTTTGACCATGCTTGGATCAATGTACTTGCTGTAACTGCTGACCATTGACCTTTAGAGTAATCAAATAATCCTGGAGGATCTAAATCTGCTGCACTACCTTCATAAAATAAATCATAAAGATTTTTTCCGAATGCTCCTGTATTTGATCCGTATCCTGCTCCTGGTCCTGAGTTACCTGTACCACCTGCTGTAGGTCCGTTCGGTGCTCCGATTGGTTGATAGTGAGTTCCAGACGCATTTGCCGTACCACCACTATAACCTTGAATTTTAGGTACAAAGAAGAACAATTTACCAATTGGTAAGTTCATTGCTTGTACAGATACTATTTCGTTAGCCAATAATTTAGAGAAAACTCTTCTTACGATAGGGAAAACAACTGTTTCAAATGCTCCATTGGAACCTTCAGAAGTTGCTTCGTTAATCAAGAAAGAAGCTTGGTTTTCATATAACTGTGCTACATTTTCTTTTAGGTGACCTCTAAGGCCTTCAAGGAATCCTAATTTATCCCATTTGTTAATTGTGTCTTCTTTGATAACTTTAAGGTGTTTTAACCCGATATTACCAACAAGACCTGATTCTAATAATGCTCCCATTTTTTTGGTTTTTTATTTTTTTTAGTTTATTTTTATTTTTATTTTTATTTTATTTTTGACATTAAATCTTTCATTCTTAAGAATTGAGGATTTTCATATGTTTTAGATTCAATTAAATTAACCGCAGATCCCGATGTTGGGGTTTTTTGAACGGTTCTTTCAAATGTCTCATTAACAAAATGACTCTCTTTACCTACGTTTGAAAGTTCGTCTTTTACTACTTTATACAAATTTTTAGATTCTTTAAGTGTTTCAACGGTATCAAATCTTTTTAAGATATTAATTTTTTCTTGTTTTGTTGTTGAGTGTTCAGTAAATAAACGAGTGGCATAAGCCAAGTTTGAATTAAACACCGCAACTTCATTTAATTTATCTCTAAATACATTCAATGCGTTTCTGTACTCTTCATTTTTTTCTCTAAGAATTTGTAATTCGGAATTACTAACACTTTCATGAGTTCTAACTCTTAATTTAGGTAAACTTTTTCTGTTCGGACTATTTCTACTTCCATTACCTAACGTACGTGCAGATTCTTTAGTTTCAATTTTCTTAACAGGTGTGTTTTTACCTTTTTCCATGTTTTCACCTTCCTTATATTCAAATTTTGGTTTACCCATACCAACACCTCTGGTTCCTTGTTTCATTTTTGTTTTGAACCCGTCACCTTGGTTTGGTTTTTTATCATATTTAAATTTTGATGAATTACCCATTCCAATACCTTTTGATTTAAATTTAGATTTAGATTCAACAACAAATTCGTCATCATCATCATCATCATCATCATCATCACCAAATAGATCTTCATCATCTTCATCTTCAGGATCGATTTCCATATTAAAACGTTCCATCATTTCAGGATCAAATATTTCATCATCTTCCTCTTCTTCTTCTTCATCAAAGTTATTACCCATATTAAAACGTTCCATCATTTCAGGATTAAATTTTCCTTTTAAATGACTTTCATACGAATCTTCATCATCAGTATCATCTAGTTCAACTTCATAGATAGTTTTAGTATCTTTGTCTTCGTCTTCGTCTTCGTCTTCTTCATCAAGATAGAATTTATCATCATCTTGCTCAGATTCACTTAGTTGTATAACATACTCAACGTCGTTATTTTCATCAGATAAATGTATCATTCCTTCTTCTTTTTTTACAATTACCCCATCTTCAGGACCCATAGCTCTAAACACTTTTAAAACGTCTTCGGTCGATGCGTCTGTTAGGTCAATTGTTTCATCGTCTGCATCTAGGTCAAGTTCATCTCCCATATCTACATCCAAATTATCAACGTCATCATCAGATACGTCAGTATCATCAAATTCGGCATCTACTTCAATCTCATCTTCGTCTTCTTGTTCGTTAAGAGATTCTTTTACTAATGATCTGATTTCTTCCTTCATTGTAGAAGCAAGTATTCCTTTTGCATTTTCGTTAATAACTTCTTCCAAATTTCGCATTTGTAAGAAAGTATCTTCAACTAATGATTTTTGTTTGTTCATTATAGTTTGGTTATTTTACAATATAAATAGTGTGGTTTTCAAAAAAATTCGATTTTTATTAATTTTATTGCAAAAAAAATGGAGATATTTAAAAATACCTCCAATTTAAAAAATTAATTAGTTTAAAATTTATTTAATTACTTCATCAATTTTACTTTCAGTTATGGATGTGATTCTCCAATCCATTGTGTAATGTTCATAAACTTTTGTTACTTTAGATTCGACATCAGTAGGGGAGTAACCCAATACTAATTTTTCTTCTCTAACTTTTTTAACTTTTCCTGATTCGTTATCTAACAAATCTGATGTGATCTTCGCCACAAAATACTTTTCTCCTTGTTCCATAGTTTAATTATTTATTATTTTTTTAAATAATCGGATAATCTTTTCATTAAGTCAAGCGATTTGTTACCAGAATCCCCAATATTTCTTTCAACGGACATTTTTTTTTCTTCATCTAAGTTTTCTTCATAATTCATTCTCTCATTTTTATCTAAGAATAGATACGCTCCAGGTGTTGATGGAGACGAAACTAAATCAAAACAAATTAATTCAAAATCATCTTGAACCTCATTTTGGTCACCCACTTTTTTAAGTGATCCTACACCACGAGAAGAAATACCTAAAGTAACACCTTGTCGTAAATAGTTTGCTGCCAGATCTCCCTTTGTTGATACGATTCCTCTTTCATGAAATCCAGGACTTGTAAGTAATTTTAATTTCCCCAACAATACAGGACCCTCCCACCATACTTCAGTAATTAGGTGAGAAACTCTATCTAAATCAATTAAAGATGACTCAGGGTGATTAAGTTCAGATAAAGAAGTTCCTTTCTCTATCATCTTCTTATAATTTTCAGATTCTCTTTTTAATATTTTTTCAGGATATATTCTACCATTTCTATTTGGTGTATCGTATTTTTGTAATACGGCATAGAATTCAAATGGTTTAGAATGGTCAAGCATATTTCTTGACTCATTTAATGTACTTAAATTACGACTCTCATTTGGATTAATATAACCAGCGTCATATTCAATAAGAATTCCTTTTTTATTAGATTCTTGTGGACCTAAAATTTTATAACCGTTCATAATATTTTTTTATTATAAATACT